AGCGGGCCGCAAGGCCGCGTGCTAAGAGGGGATTAGGGTGAGCCGTTGCCAGAGCCGCGAGTAGTCCAGGTCATGCGCCAATTCAAGGCCGAGCTGTTGGCGCGTGAAACCGTACAGATGCAAGACATGGCGGTAGAATGGCTGCGCATCGAGCAGCGCATGGCGGCCGATTTTTCGGCCCTGGCGCAAGAGGTCTACCTAATGCGCCAAGATGGTCATCGGGTAGACCGTGGCACGATCTACCGCCTTGACCGCTATCGGCGCATGTTGGCGCAAATGAACCAACTGATAACCGGGGAATATCTGCCCTACGCTGAGCGGCTTATCACCGCCGCTCAGCTTGCGGCCATTCGCCGTGCGGTAGATCATGCGACGCAGGCGATTCAGGCAGCGCAAGCCGAGACGGGCCGGCTGGGGGCATCGTTCAACCGGCTGCCCGTCGAGGCCGTTGCCAGCATGGCGGGCTTTGCCAGCGATGGCAGTCCACTGGCAAATCTGCTTGGGCAGGCGTACCCAGAGGCCGCCAATGCCGTCACCGATGCGCTGATAGATGCGACGGCGCGGGGCATCAACCCCAGGGCGACGGCGGCGGCAATGGCGCACGCAGGCGGCGCCGGTCTGCATCGGTCTCTCGTGATTGCCCGCACGGAACAACTGAGGGCATACCGAGAGACGGCACGATTGGCTTACGAGGAATCAGGAGTAGTCAGCGGGTTTTACCGCCTGTGTGCGCATGATACCAGGGTTTGCCCTGCGTGCCTGGCGCGTGAAGGCGAGTTCTATCCGCTTTCGGCTGGGCCTTTGCGGGAACATCCGCAGGGCCGTTGCACGATGGTGCCGCAGGTCAAGGGCCTCAAGCCACTGACCTGGCAGCAGGGGGAGGCGTGGTTCAACACGATTCCCGAAGAAGGACAGCGGGTTATTTTGGGCAAAGGCCGTTACGAGGCGTGGCGCGCCGGCGACTTGCGATTCCCCGACATGGCCCAAACCGTACCCAACTCAACGTGGGGCGATAGTCTGAGAGTTGCCCCATTGCGTGACGTGATAGGAGCATAACGAGATGGCAGATAGCACGCCGGGCGGGACGCCTGGCACCGATGGCGGCGAGACGCCGCAAGAAGTATTGACTTTTGACGCCTGGCTGGCAGGACAAGACGACACGATCAAGGGGTTGGTGTCCGAGAACGTCCGAGGTCTCAAAAGCGCCCTGGAAACCGAGCGGGCAGACCGGAAACGCTTTGAGCGTGACCTGCGAGACGCTGCGGCCAAACTGACCGCCAACTCCGACGAGCGCAAGCGGCTTGAGGACATCGCCGGCCAGCTTGACCAGGCCAGCAAGAAAAGCGCATTTTACGAGCAAGCGCACGCGGCTGGCGTGAGCGACATTCGCCTTGCCTGGCTGGCGTGCCAGCAGGGCGGCTACTTCACCAGGCGGGGAGAGCCTGACCTGGTAGCACTGAAAGAGGCGCACCCATCGCTATTTGGGACGCCAGCGGCGCAACGGCCAGCGGGGAACGCTGGCAGCGGGGCAGGAGCACAGGCGCCGTCAAAACCAGGAATGAACGACTTTATCAGGCGGGCCGCGGGCCTGTCCTGACAATGAGGATACGAAATGACAACTTACAACAGCGTGATTGACCGCACGGAGGCCGCTGCCCTCATCCCAGAGGACGCCGCGCGCCAAATCGTGCAGGGGGCTACCGAGCAGTCGGCAGTGATGCGCCTGGCGCGGCGTTTGCCTGACCTGGCACGCGCCCAGCAGCGCATCCCGGTTCTGTCTGCCTTGCCCGTCGCCTACTTCGTGAGCGGCGACACGGGCATCAAACAGACCACCGAGGCAAACTGGGATAACGTCTACCTTGACGTTGCGGAGCTTGCGGCCATCGTGCCGATCCCGCAGGCGGTCTTGGATGACGCTACCTATGACATTTGGGGCGAGATTCGCCCGCTTTTGGCACAGGCGTTTGGCGCTGCCTTTGACAAGGCGGTGCTCTTCGGCACCAATGCGCCGGCGGCCTGGCCCGATGATGTATTCACGGCGGCCACGGCTGCGGGCAATGCCTTACAGGTCGGCGGCGTCGGCTCTGACCTCTACGATACGATCATGGGCGTGGGCGGCCTGCTCAGCCTGGTTGAAGATGACGGATTTTTCGTCAACGGACACATGGCGGCGCTTTCGATGCGCGCGCAACTGCGCGGCCTGCGCGATACTAACGGCGTGCCGCTGTTTGTGCGCAGCATGACGCAGGCGACCGGCTACGAGCTGGACGGCTCACCGATTGACTTCCCGCGTACTGGGGTTTTCGGTGGTGGTACGGCGCTTATGTTCTCTGGCGACTGGTCGCAACTGGTCTACGCATTGCGCCAGGACATCACCTACAAAATTGCTACTGAAGGCGTCATCATGGACGGGTCAAACGCCATCGTTTACAACCTGTTCCAGCAAGACATGGTCGCGCTTCGGGCCGTGATGCGGGTCGCGTGGCAAGTGCCAAACCCGATCAATCTCACACAGGCAACGGCAGCGCATCGCTATCCGTTTGCCGTTCTCAAGCCATAGGAGGCTACGATGAGGGGTAAATTCTGGATTCCAGCGATTGCGCTGGTTGTTATTCTGATTGTCGGCAGTATGCCGCTGTGGGCTGCTCCTGCGGCGGTTCCTGCTGCTGGGCCGTTGGCGATTCCGACGCCGCTGGCGCCGACCGGCTTTCCGGCCACGTCTTCGAGACTGGCGAAAACGGCGACACTGTGGAGCGGCAAGGCGCTGACCGCGAGCGGGGCGTCATCGGCGGTTGACATTGCCGGCTTTGGCCTGGCTGACGTTCAAGTCGTCATTGATGTAGGAACGGTCAACACGAGCACAGTCAAACTACAATTTAGCAATGACAACTCGAACTGGGTTGACGGGGTGGCGGTCGCTTCAGCGATCACGGCAGATACCAACACGCTGGCGCAATATGTCCTGTTTGGCCGCTACGTCCGGGCCTACGCGACGTTGACCAACAGCAACCCGATCACTATGACAGTCATCGGCTTGGCGAAATAGCCGAAGCCGAAGCCGAAGGAGTAGAGCTATGGCCGTGAGCGAAAATGACATTCAGCGCCTCCGTCGCATGATTGCGGAGCGTGATAGCACGACGTACACCGACAGTGATTTGAGTGCGGCGATTGCGCTGCATCCGTGCGTTGACGCACACGGCCAGGCTCCCTACATCTGGACAGCGGCGAGCGATGCGCTGGCGCCGCCGACACGGGCGGTCAATCCCGTGTGGGTTGAGACCTATGACATCAACTACACGGCGGCTGACCTGTGGAGCGAAAAGGCTGCGAACGTTGCCCACCTCTACGACTTTTCTGCGGATGGCGGCAACTACCAACGTAGCCAGATGCTTGAGCAAGCGCAACGCATGGTAAATTACTATCTGGCCCGGCGCAATCCGAGCACGATCAAGCTGGCATAGGCGCCACAAGGGGTGCAGGATGACAACGCAGACGTGGATTGACAACGAACTGGCCGGACTGCGGCAAGCGCAAGAAGGCCACATGCTGGATCGCTGCATCATTCTGGCCTATCACGCCAGCAGGGACAGTTACGGGCTGCCCAAGCCGGCATACACCACAGGCGACGAAATCCCCTGCGGCCTGGATGAAGGCAACCGTACCGAACAGCAAAGCATCGGTCATGTTCCCCTGACCGATGCCTTGCTGCGGCTTCCCCTGACCGCCACGATCACCGCACAGTCACGGGTGCGAATCACGCGGCGACATGGCGAGTTTGTGGGCAGGCCTCAGCCGGTCTATGAAGTGGTCGGGGTACCCAGGCTGGGCGCCAGCGGGTTACTGGTAAATCTACGGTTGGTGACAGAATGAGCGTTCAATTTTTCACCGCCACGGTCTTACGTCAGTCACAGGCGTGGGCCGATGAAATGGTCACGCGTGCGGCTTTCCAGGTTGAAGGTCAGGCGAAAATCAATGTCCAGGTCAACGGGCAGATTGACACGGGCTTCATGCTCAACAGCATCTACACCGTGGCGCCAGGCAAATCAACCTATGATGCCGTTCGGCCAACGGGCGATTACCTGAGCGCCAAAACTGGCGCGACGGAACGCAGGGAGATCGGCGACGCGATGGACAACCCACCGCATCGGGCGCTGGTTGTCTGCGGCGCTGAGTACGGAGCGATCCAGGAGATGCGCAACAGCTTTTTGTATCGAGCGTTGAACATGGTTGAGGGCTTGATTCATGAATGACGTGAACACCGCCCTACGGCAATACCTGGAAAAAACCGCCCTGGGGGCCTACGTGGGCAACCACCTCTACGCCGGGGTAGACGTGCCGCCTGTGGGCTACAAGCCGACAGACGGGCCGGCGTTGTGTTTCAAGACACGAGGCGGGCGCATTGCCGACAGCGAAGCGGTGATAGATGCAAGCGTACAATTCAAGTGCTTCGGGGTAGACCAGGTTGAGGCAGACGCCTGCTATCGTACCCTGGTTGATTCGTTGCACGTTCACGGCGCGGCGCTAGTGCGCTGGGCCTTTGTCGAGGTCATCGGTCAGCCAATCGTAGAGCCGGCTACAGGCTGGCACGCGGTGCTGACTTTTTTTCAAGTAACGATTACGAAAGGATAACAAAAATGGCGGTAGCAACCGAAAAAACGCCGCAGGCGCTTTCGATTGATGGGGTAGAGCCAGCGGCTTTCACCCCCAGCCAAGTTGAAGGGCATTTTTTTGCCAATAACGGGGCCACATTCCTGCTTGTCACCAACGGCAGCAACGCGGCTATAACCGTGACCATCGTTTCGCAGCTCACGGTTGGCGGCTTGGCTGTGGCTGACCAGGCTGTAACCGTTGACGCAGGGGCAACTATGCTCATCGGCCCATTCGATCCCAAGATTTTCAACGATGAGGACGGCCAGACAACGGTCACGTTCTCGGCTATCACGAGCGTGGCGCTGTCCATTTTGTCGCTGGGAATCTAGGGGGTCATCATGCAAGAGTATGATGTGATACCTCTCGCTGGGATTGCCGGGGTTGAACTTGACTTGGAACCCGTGGCAAGCGAGCAGTTTAAGGTTCGCAACAACGGCAAAACGTTTGTGCTGTTTCGCCCTGCGGCAGAAAGCACGTGCCAGGCGTCAGTCTTCAATCGGCGTACAAACGCTTGGGAAACCTGGTTGAACGTGTCAACAGACATAATCTGGGGGCCGTTCAAGCGGGAAACCTACAACGATCATCGAGACTATATGCACGTTAAATTCACGATTCCCGCCGAGAATAACGTGACCTATGGTCTGTTTAGCTTGTGAGGGGGTGAGATATGGCGGCACCTGTAGTAGCAAACATCTTGTATGGGCCAGGCGTAGTCTGGTTTCGGACGGTTGATTCCACGTTCAACCCGTCGAGCCTGGACGCTGTGCCTTTGGGAAGCAATCTTCCATCGCCCTGGAGCCGGTTCGGCTTTACCGAAGGGCCGACATCGTTCCAGTACGAGCGGGAAGAAAAAGACATCATGTCGAATGAGTCGCTTGCCCCCGTGATCCGCTTCCCGACGATGGAGAAGGCGACCATCGGCTTTACGGTGATCGAAGTGACGCCGGGCCTGGTCAACATCGCGGCCGGCCTGGACTTTGCCACGACTACCGGCAGCGGATGGGAGCAGTGGGTTACGGGCGACGTGAAAACCCTGGTAGAGCGCATGTACTGTATTGAGAGCACTTACCGCAATGCGGCGGGTGTGGCTTACCCAGTGCGGCTTTACATTTGGCGAGGCACGGCAAAAATTACCAACTCCCTCGAATGGGAGCGGGAAGGTCAACCGAAGCTACAGGTTGAGGTGGGCGCCCTGGGTGACTTGCAGCGCATTGCCGGCCAGCGGCTTTTTGCCATTCGCAAACTGAAAGAGACGTAAGCATGAAAACGGCAGTCGTGACAATCAACGGCGAGCCGCACGAAGTCAAAGAGCTGCCCGCCAAAGCCAACGCACACTGGCGGCAGCTCTTTGAGGAGCGCATGGGGGGCGTAATGTCCCTACTGCGCGGCTTGCCGAACCAGGAAATCAACAATACCCAAGAGCTGGTCAATATCGTGACGGACGCCCTGCCTGTCATCTTCGATGCGATTGACGGCGTTGTTGATCTGGCGATAGCGTATGATGATGCGTTTGCGGACGCCTACGAATCTGAAATTAGTGCAGCGTACCCGGCGCTTTTGGGGCTGGCTTTCCCTTTCGTGGATTTGGCGCGCCTGTTGGGGCGCCAGGCATCAACGAATGGGGCAACACAGACGCCGACTACCACGAACTAATGGCGACTATGTGGGCGCATCTGGAATACGAGTCTGAGGCGCTCCCGTTGGCAGCTGCCTGGTTGCGGCGCAAATGGTTAGAGTCGCGCATGATTGCGCTAGAGACAGTCAAGCTGCTGGTATCAGCCATGACGCCGAATCAACCAACAAACGCCGGCGTGATTGAGGTATCCGCTGATGCAATGCTTGCCATGTTCGGCCAGGGGGTGTAAATGTGGGCGTCAAACTAGGTGAAGCGTTTGTCGAAGTTTATGCCCGCCTGGACAGGCTAGAGGCGGGCCTAAATCAGGCGGAAACCAAGACAAAGGGCTGGGCTTCCGGGGTCGGCGGGTTTCTCAAGACCGCTCTATCGTTCACTGTGGGTGGTCTGTTGCAGCAAGGCATCAATGCCGTTACCGGCTCTATTGGGGGCTTGGTGCAAGGCATGGTGGGCGGCAATGCTGAATTTGAGCAATATCAACAGCGATTCGAGGTGCTGCTAAAATCAGCGGACGCCGCCAAACAGCGGTTGGCCGAGTTGGCCGACTTCGGTGCCAAGACGCCATTCGACCTGCCGGAAGTCGTGCGCGCTGACACGATCCTTCAAGGCTTTGGCCTACACGCTGAGGATACAGCTAAGAAGTTTGGCTTCAGCGGGTCAGAGATTCGCCGTATTGCCGGCGATGTGGCGTCAGGGTCAGGGGCCAGCTTCGAGCAAATCGCCGGCTACCTGGGCAAATTCAGCGCAGGTGCAACCGGCGAGGCTATCATGCGCTTCCAGGAGCTTGGCATTGTCACCCGCGAGCAGCTCGCAAAGATGGGCGTCGAGTTCGACAAATCCGGCACCCTGACTTCTCCTTTACCGGCTGCCATGACCGCACTTCTCAAGGTCATGAACGGGAAGTACAACGGCATGATGGCAAAGCAGAGCAAGACCTTCACGGGCATGTCATCGAATCTGCGCGACTGGGTTGGCAAAACGCTGCGAACGGTGGGACAGCCGATCTTCGACAAGTTGACTGATGGCCTGTCCAGTCTGCTTGATTTTCTGGACAGTCCGGCGGTAAAAGGGGCCATTGACACCTTTTCCGGTTGGCTGAAAACGGGGATTGACACGGCAGTCAATGCCGTAAACAGTCTACTCAAGACGCTGAAAGATTCCCCGATTGCGAAAACCATCAATAATATCGTCCAGGACATCAAAGAAAACGGCCTGGGCGGCGCCATCTCGAAGTGGATCAACAATGCGGTTGACACGATCAAAGATCCGGTCAAGCGGCAAGCCCTGGTTGACTCCCTGGGGCAAGGACTCAAAGACCTTGCCGATGGGGCTGTAACGTGGTTTCAGATCAACGTGCAGCCGGTTGTTGTGCAGCTTGGCGAGCAGTTTAAGCGGTGGGTGCAAGCCGGCTGGGACTGGTTTGCAGCGAATAACGCTGATTTGAGCTTTGACCTGGGAGCGGCCATCGTAAACGGCATTACGATGAATCCACAAGATAACCCGTTCACGGCGCTGCAAACACAACTAGCAAATCAACTGCGTGAGGCCATCCAGGGGATTTTCTCGTCCGACGTAGCAAGCGCAGCGGTAAGCGGCTTTTTCGATCAGCTTTTTATTAGTCTCAATGCGGGCATGTTGGGCTTTATAACAGCGATCAATGAAAAATTCGGTTTGCATCTTAATACCGATTATTTGGAATCCCAGCTCAAGGCGCTGAAAGACGAATATGCGGCCAATCAAAAAGCCGCGAAAGACTACAACACAGAAAGCGCCGACCAAGCGCCAAAGCGGGAAATTGGGGCGCAAACTGAGGAGACAGCTAAACTCAGGTCAGGATGGGATCAAGCAACAGCGGCCGTTAGGGCTTACATTGCAGAGATAAATCGGATTCCCGCAGCACCACCGCCGCCGCAGTCACCAACCCCACCGGCGCGCCCTCCTGGTCGGGGGGCGCCGGAAGGGACAGCGGCGCCCTTCCGGGCGCCTGTTTCGATCACGGTCAACGCCGGGCCGGGCGGCGCGATGGCCGTGGCGCGTGCCACGCTGACAGCGGTTGACATCCTGCGAGCACGGGGGGCGCTATGAGCTACATACTAGATCGGTTTGTACCGCTGGTGACGTTTGGGGATTCAGCCGAACCGTTGCTTTTGCCACCGTATGACGTGGCTTCGACCATCGAGCCGGGCGCCGTAGCCGCGCAGTATGTGCAAACGGTCATGGGCGGTCAGTTTGATGGCCTGGGCAACGCCGACGCGCACAGTATCAGCCAGGTCATTCGCCACTCAGCGACATTTGCACAATTCAGCCCTGCCGACCTTGAGGAGCGCCAAATAGCAATTGACCGGCAGCTGGGCCGCGCGGGGCGCTTGTGGCGCAAGTGGCGGGCGTCGTTGGCGCTGCAATGGTGCTATGCTCGGTTTACATCGCTAGAAGGAGAGTCGGCGCCGGGCCAGATGGTCTATCAGCCGGTGGTGATGGAATTTACCCGTACGTCTCCCTGGTACTCGGCGACACAGACGACGCAGACTGTTACGCTGGCCGTGACGCCGTATGCGTTTGGTGTGACCAGGGATGTTGCGGCCAATGCGCCCGTATTCGATGCCATTATTACCATCACGCCGCAGGGGTCGGCAATCACAGACCTGGTAATCGAAAACCTGGCAAACGGCAGCTACCTGAGATTCACAGGCACCAGCATTACGGCAGGGACATCATTGGTCATTGACTGCGGCGCCGGAACCATGACCAACAACGGAGCAAACGCCATCCGATATTTGAGTCTCGGCGCCGGCCATGCTATCCCTGATTGGTTTCGCCTGGAAGCGATCCTCAGTCAGCAGGTGCGAGTCACCCGCGCCGGTGGCAACAATAACAGCACGATCAAGTTCGAGTTCTACGAGGCTTGGAGATGACACAGGCGGTCAGGACTACGTTTTGGATTGTCATCGAAGACGCTTTCGGCGTGCCGCAGGGATACATTCGCAGCGCGTCAGACTGGCGCCAGGTCAGGCGTCTGAATCGGGCCGGATCGTTTTCGTTTTCGATGCCCGCGGGCGATTCGGCGGCCGGGCTGGTGGCACGAAAGCGAATCGCCCGATGTTACACCGTGCACGATGGAGCCGTGATTGAAGTCGGGGCCGGGATTATTGACCGGATCACATTCAACGATTTTGGGGCCGAGCGGATGTTACAGGTTGACGGCGGCGATATGCTGCGAGAGCTGACTTACCGCACTGTGGGCCGGCTGACCATCGGCGGGTATCGTGAGGCAACAACGGGCGGGTTGACGCAGATCAAAAACAAAGCGTTTCCGGCCGGCTGGGCTTATGACACCACCAGTGAGCACAGCTACAACACGACGGAGCGGGCAATCTACCAGCCGTTGAACAACGAAACCGCCCTGGGCGCACTGTCGAAGCTGGCAGACTTGACCGGCGAAAACTTCATTTTGGGCGCCGGGCGCTCGGTGCGATGGCTGCGCCGGCAAACGTTGACCGCGCCTTTTCAGATCATGCAACACCGGGCGGCATGGTCATTTGACGCCGAAAATGCTCTGATTACCAGCATAAGCTATGACACGGACACCTACGAGCAATGCAGCCGGGTCTACGCCGTGGGCGGCAACTTCAGCAGCACAAACTACGATCCTGACGGTAATCCGTGGATCACGATCAGCGGACAACTCACGATGGAGGACGCTTACAGGGAGTACATTGCCGGAGCGTTTCTGCTGCCTGCTGATTACACACTGGAAAGAGATCAAGACGAAAGTCTGACTTGGCGCTACTATGTCAACCATGCGGCCACGCAGGCCAGTATCGGCAGAATTGACCGCTTTGAGTCGTGGTCTGAGATCAAGCCGATTGACGGCTTTTCGGCGGCGGAAATCATGGTGTGCAGCAAGCATCTTGTCCTGACCGCAGTCGAATACTTGCGGCAACGCATCGAAGGACAAACTACCGTTGACGTTGGTTTGGCCGGGGGCAATGCGATACTGCTGCCAGGCACGGCGCTGAGGGTGTTTTATCGCGCCGTGACAGATGGCTACACCGAGCTTGACCTGTGGGGTGTTGACCTGCTCGTACTTGAGTCAACGACGCAGATTGACGCCGCAGGACTGCGCACGGCGTCAATACAGGCAACTACCTACGGGCGCTGGCCTCGCACTGACGGCGAGGTTATGGGCGACATGCAAAACACCTTGCGGTATCTGGCCGCCTTAACGGTCGGCCTGCCAAATGGCGCCATGCAACAGGCATTGGGCCAGGGAGTCGCAAGTCAACTGCTCGAAGTCCGAGGGGTTGACGGTGTTCCGATTTTGCGATGGGAAGGCAACACGGAAACCGGCGCGGAAAGTGGAACCATCGGCCACCCGACACAGCCGCACATCGAATGGAGCCGGGTTGACGGCCTGCGCCTTGCTGGCGTCCCTGTGGCAAACCTGGTTGCGCAAGCGGGCATGGGCGCCGGGGCCGTGCGCGTCGAGGCCACGCCGTACACGATGGCGGTCAATGACTGTATCGTGATTGCGACAGCCTCTAACGATTTGACGCTGCCGGCCACGGCCGCCGCCGCGGGCCGGCATTACACGGTCAAATCGTTGGACGGCCTGACGCTGATGGCCGATGCTGACATTGTGGATTTTGGTGGCGGTTATTACGCCATGTCGGTAAATGAGGCGCTGACGCTGGTTAGCGACGGCACGTATTGGTATGTGATAGGGGGAGCCTGATGCGTAGAGTTTTGGCAGTCTTGGGTATCGTTACGCTGGCAATCGGCCTGTATGCGTGCCGACCGGCACCAACCCCGATTGAAACGCCAGGCGTTCGGGGCATCCCAAGCGACATCCCTGATGTGTTTGCGGTTGCGGCGCATGTAGACCGAGACGACTACAGCACGACGCTGAGGGGCATAACAGGAGTCGAGCTAAACAGTCACCTAGACGTTTACTGGGCTAACATCAACCCGACTAACTGCGGTTTCGGCACGCCAACGCCGGATTGCATGGATTACAGCACGATTGATGAAGCGCTGGCGAGGGCGGATAGCCAAACGATCAACTACGTCAACGGCGTTTCGACCGGGCGCAAGCAGTGGATCTCCGTTCCCGTATTTTGGACGCAACACGGTAGCATCCCCTACACCTGCGAGTCTAGTATCCCCGGCTACATCCCGACACCGTATGCACCCACGGTCAGACCACCGACGCCGCACCCAGCGACGCCAACAGCCACGCCGCATCCCGAAGTCGTGCCGCCATTCGACACGGCGGCCTTTACCGACGCTTACACGCAGACGATCAAGCTGCTTGGAGAACGATACAACAGCGACGCCCGGCTTGCCGGCGTGTTTTTGGCCCTGGGCTACAACAACGAAACCAGCCTCAATGCTTCCTGGTGTGGAGTTGGTCAGGACGTTGCTAACGACTACATCTCCGACTGGCTTGGCGGGGAGTATGATCTGTTTGTGAGGTCTGCGATCAATGCGGCCCATGCCGCTTTCCCCGACAAGCCGGTTTACATCCTGGCCGCGCCTGCGCCAGCGGATCAAATGCGCTGCGCCTGGTTTGACGGCGCCAGCGGATTTACCGGCATTGGACAGTACGCCAACCCGCACATGGGCTATGGGTTCAACGGCATGAATCCCGATGTACCCTACTACGTCAAGCGGCCTGTGGGTACTGCAACGCCAACCTGGTCAAATTGCTCAAGCGGGTCGGTCATTGACCGCTACAAAGACATCTTGCCATTCAAGGCCGAGCCTGCCAGCAACATCACCGGCGGCACAGATCGGGAGTCCAAGCAGTATTGGGCGCATCTGTTTGCGCTCAGCTTGTCGCCAGACTTTGAGGACGTATCGCCCGGCTGGTTCTGCGTCAACACGGACGGTAACGGGGATTGCGCGACGCCGCTGGCGTCTCAGTATGCCGTCATGTCATCAAGCTACGCTTTTCCCGCCGTCACGACGCCACGCGATGGAGTTGGCGGCGGCGATTTTGGCGCATGGATTGAGCGCCAGTACGGACAGAACAAAGCCACTGCTACCGACCTGTGGACGGCCTTCAGAACGACGGAGTATCCCTGGCAAGGGACATACTGCCAGGGGTATTGCCAGGGTAGGACAGGCAACTATAACCACTACCTGACGCCGGTCGGCACGGCCTGGACGGTGCGATGTGCCAGCAACAACACGGGCGGCGGTACGATGGATTGTAGCACCTCGCCGGCCCTGCCGACGCCGGCCAGCAATCCCTACAGCCGGTTTGCCGGATTAATGACAGCAAGCACTCTCTCGTTTGTCGTGCCAAACACGCTGGCATACTACAGCCAGGCGGTGAGCACGACGGTAAGAATTGCCTACGTCAACGACGGGGCAGATGATTTTTGCGTAGCCTATCAGGATGCGGCGGGAGTCATCCAGAGCGTAACGGTAGATCGCACGACGGCCGGCGGGTGGTCATGGGCCGCTATCCCGGTCACGCTCAAGGCGTCCAACGCTGCCAACCTGGGCAACGGGGCGGTGCAAATCCGCTACGGGCAAGCCAACTGCTCGCCGGGTGCGACGGCGGCGCGGCCCACGCTGCACATGGTTTGGCTTGACGTGGACACGAGCGAAGCGATCCCGACGCCAACGGTAACGCCGACGCTGACGCCTGGCGGGCCAACGGCAACGCCGACGCCAACCGAAGCCAATACGCCGACGCCAACGCCGACATTCACCTTTACCCCGACGCCTGGCGGGCCAACGGCAACGCCGACCATGACGCCGGACGCCGGCGCTGTGTTGGAGTTCTCCGAGGTTAGCGCGGCGCAGGGGTATAACTGGCTGGGGCCGGGAACCGATGACGGGCGTAGCACGTTCATCGAGGTGCACAACACGGGCGCGCAGGGTGTGGACTGTAGCGGGTGCCTGCTTTTCGGAGATGGGATAGGCGCTTACCAGGTGCCAGACGGCACGATCATCCTACCTGGGGAATACTACGTCATAGCCTGGGGTGCAGACATCGGTGAGGCGGTTCCGGTGACGGGTACGGTCACGCTGGCAGGGGATGGTTGGGACATCTCAGCAGTCATTGCAAGCGATGCTGGGGCCGGTCTATCGTGGCAGTATGACGGCGCAACGTGGGCCGATGGCCTGCCGACGCCAGGGCGGGCCTATGACTACTGGGACGCCAACCCGACGCCGACGGCGCTGCCGTAGGCCGAGCGCAGCAGAGCAACAACAAAGCACCCGTCAGGTTTGCGCCTGACGGGTGCTTTGTTCTTGGTGCCAGGTGTCGGGGGTACCTGGCGGGCTGTTTGCTTTGGGGTCTGCCTACTCGCTGGTGGCACAGCGAGAGCAAATCGGCGCATCCGTCGCGCCGTTGGCGCGGATGGCGATCCAGGGGAGATCGCCAAACGGCTGGTCGCACTCGGGGCAGTGCGCCGTGGGGTCGAGGTCGCCCCAGCGGGCGAGAGGGATGTA